CCTGCCCCGGCAGCACTATTATTTCGCCCTTGGGAACCTTTGCGTTTTTCAGCCTGCGGGCGCGGGCTTCCTCCGGCGTTTCGTCTTTCCAGCGCGGGGGTATGTTTATGCCCAGCTTCTCGGACAGCCATCGTTCCATGTCCATCTGCAGCCTTCTTGCGGCCATCGCGGGTTTTCTGCCTTCTTCAATGATGGCCTGGGTTATGTCATGGGCCAGGGCTTCCAGCGGGAAACTTACCGCGCCTGTTTCAAGATACTGTTTGACCAGCGGCAAAATATGCTCCCTCGTGACTTTGCGTATGCGGCGCACCGTTTCCGCTTCCGCGCTGGCGGCTTTAAGGGCAAGTTCCTTTTGCTTTTTGAAATAATCAGCCCGGTTCATTTTTCTCCTTTTCTCATAACCCGCCAGCCTGTTGAAAAACTTTTGTCATTTTGGGAAACTGTTTTGCAATCCATTCAACAATCAACTCATCGCCTTTGTATTTTTCCAGCCCTGATTCTTCAAAAAAAGCATGGGTTATTTCATGCCGTATGACCTGCCTTTTATACGCTTCCAAATCGGAAATATTCGTAGGGTAATTTGTATTGAAATCATTATTTACCCGGATGGTTTTCCCGTACCCGTCACAGTACCCGTCTATGTCTGCCATCCGCATATCGTCTTTTGCGGCAATTTTTTGAAAGTCATAATCTTGGCCAAGTATATTGATTGTCAATACATGCCTCCCGCGTCATAAGCGGGCTGCCCCACTTTGGAGGAATGCTGCGTCAGCATCTCGTCAAGCCCGGCCATGAAATGGCCAGCGTCCTCCGCGGGAAACTCGGGATACAGTTCCTTCGTGAACCAGAACGCGCCCTCCGGCGAGACGGCTCCGTCCCTGAGCAGCGGCGCGATTGCCGAAGCGTAGCCGCCCATGACCTGCGCTTTCTGCAGTTCCGACAGCAGCGACAGGTTGCCCCACTGGATTGAAACCTCCGGCGGCTGAGTAAACCGCATGAAGGCCAGGATTTTAAGCGACTGCCTGACAAGCTCCTGCGTCCCCTTTGTTAGTTCCCTGCGCATCCCTTTGACATGCTCAAGGGCCAACAGCCTGTCGGTTTCCGTAGAAGCGTAATTGCCCGTGGCAAGGGTGCCGAAAAACAGCTCCGGTATGCCCGATCCTTTCATTACTTTTCTTTCAATGTCCTGCAGGGCTTGGGTGTGCGATGCCGTGGCATCGCTTGGCAAAGACACAAATTCAGTTTTCTCGTCTATTTGGTTGGCAAACAGCTTGCGCCCGAACACGTCAATGGTTTCTTCTTCTATGCCCAAGTGTTTGGTGTTGTTCTCTTTCCACTGCTTCACGTTGTTTACGGTCTGTATTATTTTTGGCACGAACTCGGACAGTATCTCGCCCCTCGTGTAGGATATGTCGTGCATTTCTTTCAGCAGCCGGAGAACCCTGGCAAAGACACTGTTCCCCCGCCACTCGCCTTCATAGCAGTTATGCCCGAACGGGACGGGCATGAAGCCGAACGGGTTCTTGTACTGCACGGTTTTGTTTATCCTGCCCTTCCATTCCTCCGTGACCGCTTCTTTCGTTATGTGCCTTTTCCTGTTTGCGTAAGCGGTGTTTATTTCGCCTTCGCTGTACTCAAGCTGTTCGTCAACCCAAAGTTCCGCTATTTCCCCGGTGTCCAAATCAATGATAATTGACGTAACGCTTGAATCGGGAATGGCTTCCCATACCAAACAGCGGAGTTTGTCGCTCCACCTTGCCCAGCGCCATGCGGTGCCGGCAACCAGATAGGTCGATACGAGGACAGGGAACTCGTCAATTATTAAAGGCATCAGTTCTTTGACAAGCCTTTCTTCCTGCCCCCTGTCAGGAATAATGCCCGGAATCCCAACCATGTTTCTCGGCACGTCCACCATGCCCGTAACAAGGTAGGAAGCCAAAGCGAACTCCTGGGCGGAGCCTTTGTAGATGCCCCTGAGCAACGGTTCGTTTGCCGCCGCCTCCCTCATCTTTCTTGGCGCGGGTATTACCGCTATCTGCTGTTTTGATAAATCCCTGTCGGCGGTTCTTTTCCAAACGTCTGAAAAAGCCGTCTTTGCCGCTGCCGCGGCGTTTCGTAATCTGCTCATATATCCCTCCCGGTTATATTCCGAATAAATACCTCTTGTCTTCGGCGTCCAGTTTTAATGCGCCGCCGCCCGACAGTTCAAGCACGGCAAACACTAAAGCGTCCAGCCTGTTAGGCGACTGTTTTGTTTCTTCGCTGTAGGTGCATAGCTCCAGTTCCAGTTCTTCAAAGGGTTCCCTGTGTTTCACTTTCCCCTGCTCGTAAAGCGCCGATACCGGCTCCGCCCTCACAATCTTCCCCCTGCTTGAATGGGCCAGTTTTACGTTTATGGCCGGGTCTGCCGTCCTTATGGTGTGCGCCACCATGTCGCCGCCGAAATTGCTTTCGGCAACCACTATGTCGGCTTTCCATTTGCTGTAAGCGGCGGCTACTTCATTCGCCCATTCGGAAGGCGTGCCGTGGCAGGACAGGTCGTCTAACACCATGTATCCTTCATCATGCGCGCCTGCTACCACTATCCCTATTTCATCGCCCGCCGCTGTGCCTGACGGGTCAACCCCTACAACAATCCTGTTAAAACTTTTCCATGATTTGTCATATTTAATCCAGCGCCTCTTCCATAACGAGCCGGTGTCCGTCCCGTATTCGCCGTCTAAAAACCTTAGCCTTTTTGCCGCGGACATCTGGTTCAGCACTTCAAAATACTGCGGCGAAACATGCGGGTTGTCCGCGGGGTTAATCTTGACGCTTTTGTAATCGCTGTCCGGCACTGCCCGCCCGTCAGGGAACTGCCTTTTGTGAAACAGCCTGTAGGTCCAGTGCGAAACGCTGGGCGGGTTCTGGTCGAAGAACCTTTTGCCTTTTACGCCTGCCGGAGGGTTAAGCCTTGTCGATACCGTCTCCACCGTTTCGTAGCTTATCTGCGAGCATTCGTTGAAAAAAATGGTCGTGTACTCGTTGCCTAAAATCTTGTCCACCCTGTCGCGGTCGTCAAAGCCCGTCACCCATACCCTCGACCCGTTGGGCAAGAGGTAAAACCAGTCCGTCCGGTTAAGCCATTTGCTGAAATTAATGCCCTTCAGTTCCTGCAGTTTCGGCACTGTCTGGTAACAAACCGCCTGTTTCGCATGGGTAAACCGCAGCCTGCCTATAAGATGATCCGAGTTGGGGTATTTTATGGCCCTCATAAAAACAGCCCATATCAAAGCTATTGTCTTGCCCGACCTGCCCCCGCCTTCCGCCAGAACCGCGTCATAATCCTTGATAAGGCTGTAAAGCTCTTTCTGCTTTGCGTTTAATGTCACAGGACGTTTGCCTCGTCTTTGGTTATTTCGATGAGCTGCAAGCCGCCGCTGATGTTGGTTTCCTGCCTGTCCGTCCACTTAAACCTGTTTTTCATGTTGAATATCCACGTGGCCGGCTGGATTTTTGTTTTTCCTGCGCTGCCTGCCCTGCCCAGCTTTACCCACCATGCTTCGGACAATTCAAGCCCTTTTTTATAGGAGTCCGAAAAATCAGGGTGTTGCTTCACCCATGCAAAAAAAGTGTCTTTCCATATTCCCAATTCGGCGCATACCTCAGCTACCGACTCGCCGTTTTTGAACATTTCGGGAAGTCTTTTGCAGAGCTTTTTACTGTATTTTGTCGGCCTGCCCCTTTTGGCTTTGGTTTCCATATCCCTTGCCCTGCCCCTAAAAAGCCGCCAGATGCGCGAGGAAGCCCGCTGCTGCGTTTGTTTTGCGTTTGCCGTGTGGTTTTGCTTTTTTCATAACCCAAGCCCTCCCAAGCCTGTTTTTTGGCCGTTATTTAAATACCCTTAATCAGCTTTTTTTTACTTTGCCTTAATTCTTTCGCGTTGAGGCTGCTGACTGCGGGTTTTCCGGTGCTTTTTTCAAGCCGCTCGCGGGCGGCTTTTGCCGTTGGGAGCAAGCATTTTCAACTGGATAGTATTACTAACCAGTTGACTGCCCTCTTCCTTGATCTTGTTTTTCAGCCATTTCCAATAGCTTCTAACCTTTTCATAATCCAACTGGTCAGTTAAAATCCCAATTATATCTACAACCGAAAACCACCATTTTTCGGCTTCTTCGTCCCATTCGGTTCTTACCTGCCGTTCTTCAAATAATTTGACAGCGTTTTTCTTTTTGCTCATGTTTTTACTTGCCATGCTTTTTATTATACCCCGCTCCTGTGTAATTATACACAATCCCTGTTATTTTGCAATGATTTACCTTATCCTGCTTTTTAATCCCTGGCTGTAACTGCCGTATTGTACAATACGGCAATTGCATCGGTCAAATATTTTCTTTGCCTGCCTTCCGTAATACAAGACCGCCCTGGGTTCCAGGGACTCCATCATCATGTTGAAGCCTTGCGTAAAGTAATGAATGCTTATTTTATTTGTCAAACAGCCGCTGGAGCTTAGGGCTACCGTGCCGTGTTTCGGCAGCCCTTCAAAACAAAACGCATAACTGCGCTCATCGCCCCAGCCAATGCTTGGAATAACGTCAATTCCGGCATTCGCGTAGTACGCCGCCAGCACCCTGTTCCGGTACACGTTCCATTTTTGCATAGCTAAAGGCATGTCAATGAACAAACTGAAATCCGGCGCGATAATGCCTTTGTACCTTGATAAAATGGGCAGGTAACGCTCAGGGCTGCGCCATACCCGGTCGAACTGGTAATCGTCAATGAAAAAATGCACATAAGTGTCGGTGTCCGCATCAGGCTGTAAGGCGGTGTTGAAAGGGATTAGTTTGTTTGGAACGGAATGTGTAGCCCACAGCTTTGGGTATTGGTTTGTCTCCGTTAATTCCATGCCGTCTATGCAGTCGAGGTTGTAAATGTTAAACCGCTTGCCCTCCCGCAGCAATTTTTATTCCAAGCCTCCGTTGCCTTCCCCGATGTTAAGGTTGAACTGCCCTTTTGCTTCAGGGTATGGGTGTTTCGCATTAGGGTTTATTTTCTGCTGCTCTTGATAGCGTTTTTCTGCTGGCATATGTCCAAGAGTTACTGCAGCATCGGTTACATAGGCTTCTAATATAAATTCCCGCATGGTTCTACCGTCATGGGCTTTGAAATTGTCCAACATTTCGTCATAAGTGGCAAAGCTCGGTATATTTTCAATATTGCCACCGAATTCGCCATTTTCATTATGTTTATATATTAAAAATTTACCATCATCGTATGGCGGTTCAATTTCATAATACTCGCCTTTATAAAAAATGGTGAATTGGTTATTAAATTCCAGTTCTTCACGAAGAGAATCTAAGCTCTTAAATTGTTGTGTACTCGGACTATTTTCTCTCTTCATATCTGCCTCTGCTTATAATTTTAACCCGGCTTTCTTAAAAAGTCTAGCATATCTTTCTTTTTCTGCATCATCCATCGATTTTGCTTTTCCCTTGACATCGCCTTTCCATGTGTGAGTATGCCATGTATAAACACCACCATCTATCCCATATTCAAAATCCATAATCGGTTTC